TTACATTTTAGCAAATGAAAATGTAGATATGGTGAATCAATCTAAAGATGGATTACAAAATCTATCTACATTTAGAAAATTGGTAGATATTGTTCATGAACAGAATGAGAAATATTTAAATGATTTGAAATATAAATTTGATAAGATAGAAATTACAAGCATGTGGTCAAACCATCTAAAGCCAAATCAATCACATCCACCACATACACATTCCAACAACTTACTCTCTGGAGTATTTTATCTTCATTCTGAATTTCCAGCATCACCAATTCAATTCTTTGATCCTAGAGTTCAATCAAGTGTCCTTGCTCCAAGAAAAGAATCAAACAAGTATAACTCAAATATGGTTCAGTTCAATTGTTTGCCCTGCACTGGATATATTTTTCCAGCATGGTTGCAACATTGGGTTCCTCCAACTCCCGTAGACAGAATTAGCGTATCTTGGAATATTATTGTTAGGGGTCAGTATGGGGAAGTCGGAACTTTCCAAAATGCTAATATCTAAAAAGAACGAAGTATATATAAGCTTGTCTGATGTTGAACCATCCGTAGCTGCTGAACTCAATGATTTTTTTACCTTTGAAGTTCCCGGTTTCAAATACATGCCTGCATACAGAAGCAAGATGTGGGATGGAAAAATTAGATTGTACAATATTGTCACAGGTGAGATATATGTAGGGCTTCTTCCCTATATAGAAGAGTACCTTAAAAATAATGGTGAAAATTATGAACTGGAAGCCGGAGTTAGAAGTGAACGCACAGTGGCCGGAAGTGTGGTGCAAGGGTTTGTACGAGGACTTAGACCCACACTTAATGGACAACGCATTGAAGTACGAGATTATCAGATTGATGCCATCGCCCATGCTATCACCACAAATCGTTCTTTGCTTATTTCTCCTACTGCTTCCGGTAAGTCACTAATAATATACTGCCTCATTCGTTACTACCAGATGATGGAACTAAAAACTTTGATTTTGGTTCCAACCACTTCGCTTGTCGAACAGATGTATAAAGACTTTGAAGATTATGGTTGGAGTTCTGAAACATACTGTCAAAAAATATATCAAGGTCATGATAAAAAAGTAACTAAAGATGTTGTAATATCTACTTGGCAATCTGTTCATAGAATGCCTAGACAATACTTTAGACAGTTTGGTGCGGTGTTTGGTGATGAAGCACATTTATTCAAAGCAAAGTCTCTTACAGGTATTATGACAAAACTTGACACCTGTAAGTATCGTTTTGGCTTGACAGGGACGCTTGATGATACACAGACAAACAGGTTAGTATTAGAAGGGTTGTTTGGTAAAGCAAAATATGTCATAACCACTAAAGAATTAATTGATAATAATACTTTAGCTAATCTAAAAATTAATTGTATAATCTTAAAATATCCTGATGAGGATAGGCAAATAATAAAGGACTTTGAATATGCCGCAGAACTCGAATACATCGTCACTAAGATTGAAAGGAATACTTTCATATGCAATCTTGTGGGCCATCTCAATGGTAACACTCTCGTTCTTTTCCAGTTCGTAGAAAAACATGGTAAGATTTTATATGATATGATAAATACTCAGTATAAAGACAGACCAATATTTTTTGTATATGGTGGTGTTGACACAGATACTAGAGAAAAAATAAGGGAGATAGTAGAAAATGAAAAAGATGCCATCATTGTTGCGAGCTATGGGACTTTTAGCACTGGTATTAACATTCGTAACATTCACAACATCGTGTTCTCAAGCCCCTCAAAAAGCAAAATCAGAGTGCTTCAGTCACTGGGGCGGGGTTTGCGGCAACAAGGGGGTGACAAGACGTTACGGCTATACGATATTGCCGACGATCTCTCCCTCGATTCTAAACTCAATTTCACTTTGAGACACTTCAAGGAACGTATAAATATATATGATGAACAGAAATTTGATTATGAAATTAAAAGGATAAACTTAAAATGAACACAGATTCTTATAAAGTTTTGAAATTGTCTAACGGTGAAATGGTTGTGTGTGAGCTAAATGGCCACGACGATAAAATGTATGATATTATGAATCCATTGAAAATGGATGTTGTACCAATACAGAGCCGAAGTGGAATAGGTGAAACCTTGAACCTAACCCCTTGGCTGCAACATTTTACAGACCAAAAGTATTTCAATATAGATAAAAGTCATTGTATCTTGATAGCTGATGCCTCCGTAGGATTATCAAAGTATTATGAATATGTGATGCTTAGAATTGATGCTGATTGGGACGGCACTGATAACCTGATTCCAGAAGAAGATATAGATGAAGAGGTATATGATGACCTCCTAAGAGAAGCTAAAGTAGATTCTAAACTCATTCATTGAAGACTCCACATAGTAATAATAGACAAATTTTGACCCTTTGTCAAGTCCCCTATGGGTCTTGACAATTATATTTTATTAGTGTATTATTAGTATAATGATAATTGGAAGGAGTTTAAATGGCAAAGAAAAAAAGTATTCATTATGTCGATAATAAAGAATTTCTACGAGCAATGATTGAGTGGCGTGAAGGATATGACCTTGCTGAAAAGAATGAAATTCAAACGCCACCTGTTACAAATTACATTGGTGAATGCTTTCTAAAGATTGCTACCCACCTATCTTATAAACCAAACTTTATAAATTACACATACAGAGAAGATATGATTTCTGATGGCATTGAAAACTGTTTGCAATATGTTAAAAATTTCAATCCAGAAAAATCTAATAATCCCTTTGCGTACTTTACACAAATAATCTATTATGCTTTTCTTAGACGAATTGCGAAAGAGAAAAAGCAAAGTCATGTAAGAAACAAAATGATTGAGAGAGATGCATACGATTCATTTACTACAATGGAAGGAGATGATTCTTCTTATTATGTTGAAGGGATTGATACAAAATTGTTTTTACCGGAAGAAGATGTTTATAAACCAAAGAAAAAAGAACCAGCAAAGAAAAAAGGATTAGAAATTTTTATGGAGAATGGTGATGGAAAGTCCGTATCCTAATTTAACTTTTACTTTTATGAACTTCTTTCTACTCAACTTTAAAGACCTAAAAGAAAAAACACTTCTTGAAATTGGTTCTGGGAGATCAACTGCTTTTTGGTCAAATCATTTTAAATCAGTGTATAGTTATGAGAATGATCCACAATGGGCATCCATGGATGTAGCTGAAAATGTAGATTTGGTTTTATATAATCCCACAACTATATTTGATGATGATTTATTTAAACATAGAGTCAGCACTAGTGATTTTATCATTATAGATAATAATCCAAAGGTTTTGTCAAGAGAATTATTTTGTAAGTTTGTGGAGAAACATCAAAAAAGTAACAGCCACGTCATTCTCGACAATTGCACATGGAACTTAGATGCGTATAATTTTATGTTGAGTAAATATTTCTGTATGGATTTCCCCGGCAAAAACAAAGGTAAAGGGACAACGGTGACCTCTTTATTCTTTGCGAAAAAGACAAGTAAGTATTTCCGTCCAGAACAAATAAAAATATGGGAGAAAGTTTCTTGAAAATTGCACTAATTACTGATACCCACTTTGGGGCAAGAAATGACAACGCAAATTTTAATGATTATTTTTATAAATTTTATGAGGGTGTGTTCTTTCCATATTTACACCAGCACAATATAAAAACTTGTATTCATTTAGGCGATGTTATGGACCGTAGGAAATTTGTTTCGTACAAGACTGCGAAAGATTTTCGTGAAAGATTCATATTACCATTCAGTCAGCTGAAGGTTAATTTACACATGTTAGTTGGGAACCATGACACCTTTTATAAGAACACCAACGATGTGAACTCACTACAGGAGCTTGTAGACGGTAAATTTCGCAACATTAAGGTATATCCAGAAGCACAAGAGGTAGAGTTCGATGGGTGTAAAATTCTTTTCATGCCTTGGATAAACAGTCAAAACTATATTCATTCTATGGGTATGATTGATGAAACCTCTGCTCAAATCTGTATGGGCCATTTAGAGTTGAATGGATTTGAAATGCAGAAGGGCATGTTCATGGATCATGGTTGGGACAGACAAGAGTTTAGAAAGTTTGATACAGTTATGAGTGGTCATTATCATCACAAGTCAGATGATGGTCAGGTGTATTATCTCGGCACACCATATGAAATCTACTGGAATGATTGGGAAGACCCGAAAGGATTTCATGTATTCGATACAGAGACAAGAGAGCTTGAACGCATTGTAAATCCATATAACATCTTTTCCAAGATTTACTATGATGATACAGTGTCAGCATTCGATGACAATCATGATATGTCGGCCTACAAGAATAAGTATGTGAAACTGGTGGTAGTCAACAAGAAAGATTTGTTTCAATTCGATAGATTTGTAGATAAGCTCTTGGCCGCAGACTGTCATGATGTTAAGATCGTTGAAGACTTTTCAGAGATGGATGCAAGTAATGTATCTGATGATATTGTTGAGAACTCAGAAGATACGATGACATTGCTGGAAAAATATATTGACGAGTTGCCCGTAGACCTAAGTAAAGATAGACTGAAGAATACAATGAGAACCTTATATACAGAGGCACAGGATTTAGAAATCTAAATGATTATAAATAGAAGTGTAGGTCACAGGACGCCAATCCTCACCTACTCTAACGCTTTGAAGGAGCATCAGCAATGTCTATTTATCTCGCAGAACCAAACCTGTTTCCCGGATTGAGAGAGATGGAAAACATTATCCCCCCAGAAGAAAAGTTATTTGTAGGTCCAGAAATACAACCTTTCTGGAACCATAAACATACTGAATACACCAAAAATCTTATGAGTAAAGCAAGTCGGGGTAAACCAAAATCATCAGAACACGCAAAGAATAATGGTGAAGCTCACGCAAAAACTTACATTATCACAAATCCAAATGGTGAGGTTTTTATAATAAGAAATCTTAGTAAGTTTTGTAGAGAAAATGATTTGAATACTGGAACTATGTGTACTGTAGCAAAAGGTATATATACACAACACAAGGGTTACAAAGTTAAATATGATACATTTTAAGACGGTGAGGGAGTAAGTGATATTATTAATTTTGAAGTGGTGAGATGGAAAAATTTTTTAAGCACCGGTAATAACTTTACCGAAATACAATTAAACAAGGAATCAACTACACTCATTATTGGTGAGAATGGCGCAGGGAAATCTACTGTGCTTGACGCACTATGCTTTGGGTTGTTCGGTAAACCTTTTCGTAACATCAATAAGCCACAACTTCTTAATACTGTTAATGGTAGTGCATGTATTGTTGAGGTAGAGTTTAGGGTTGGTGGTAAGAAGGTAAAGGTTGTTCGTGGAATCAAACCAAATGTGTTTGAGATTTATATCAATGGT